CCTGAGGACGGCCTAATCTATCATAAGCCTTGAAATGACTTTCATCATCATCAGAGGGGATAGACATCATCCCGCCTATTTTCTTTTCTATGTTTTCATAGCCAGATCGCAAATCATCTAGTGATTTAAACTTCCCATAATTTAAATTAGAGATGGGCTGAGTTGTCGATTCCGCCGCTATCGTTTTTGTATCATTGCTCTCGTTCATGTATCGTCTCTATCGTATATGTCTCATCTAAGTTATACAAAATATGCAGAAATAAACTTCTCTGCCCCTCTCTAAACACTGTTGTATAAGGGTCTGCCTGCGTATATGAACTTATATACATATTAGCCCTTAATGCCAAGTCGTTTAAAACTCTTTTGCCCTCGTATGAGGAAAAAGTTTTTATATAAGCTTTAGCTAATAAGCTAGCATCAGCCTCTTTCTCGATACAAAACTTGTTGCGCAAATCACTTAAAAACTTAAGCAGCTTAACCAAGTTGTTGTTGTTGTTGCTGCAGTTGTTGCTGTCTTTGCGCGCGAATAGTCTCAATTTCATCTGTAGTTCTCAATATTGACGGTTGTACCCCGTTTAAATCACAAAATAAATCAACCGCTTTATCAAAATCAATTTTATCAAAAACTTGAGGATATATATTACCAATCCCCGCTTGCTGCAAAAACATTATAAGTCGTTCTACAACTCTATACGACCCCGCTTTTTGAGCGCGTATTAAAGGGGAAATATACTCTATATTTAGCTCAATGTCAATTTGTAATTGAGGTAATACATTGTAATTTTGATATATTTTATATATAGCAAGTATAAGAGGGTTTAATAGCTCTGCTTCTAAGCGACCTACAACAGGGCTTAGCATCTTCATTCGCTCATCATTGCGCGCCTGTACTTCGGTAGCTGTCATTTCTTTGTTGGTTTGTATGTGAAATAAATCTAAACAAAAAGCTTTAGCTATTATCTCACGGCAATTATTCTGCTCCTGCATAGAGGGAGCTATGTCTTCAAGCTCATATAACGGCTTTATTGGCGCGGCCATTTCGTTTATATAAAAATTAATAGCCCCGGGGGCAGTATTAAGAGGGAGGAAATACCCTGTTTTTGGCACAAGCAACGTTGGATTGGTTCTTTTTAAAATATAATCTACCCAAATCTTACATAGTTGATTAAGCAGCTTTATATTCTGCATTATATAAGAAGCAGGGGAAAAGCCATAAGGTGTGGTTATATCTTTATTCCAACGAGTTACAAAAAATGGAAATATGTTGTAACGTCCTGTTTTTATTATCTTTTGCGATCCAAGATCTATATATACAGAAGTATAAGAGCCGTCTTTTACCCCAAAAGCGGGGGTTACAGCATGCAATATCTCTATATCTTCTTCAGCTCCTTTTAATAAAGCCTCTTTATATTTCTTTTCTTCCGTGAACTTCTCGGCCGCCACTTTCCCTGTCATTTTAAACTTACGATACATTGTATCGACAAAACCGCGCTCATTATCTTCTATAAAACATTCTTCTAGTGGGATATTTTTGAAAAATACAAAGTAGGGGGAGGAGGGGTTTTCTTCTATATAAAATATAGCGGTACCGTAAGCTACTAATGTTAAAAAGAATTCGTGCATCTGATGATAAAAATTAGCACCGGCATGGTTAAAAGCTTTTATTAATATATCTCTAGTTTGTTGCTGCCATAGTTTAACAGCCTCTTTTTTACCAATGTCTAATTCTTCATTAGTTACAACGCTTGCTTCTAGCTCAAACCACGGGACAGCTTCATTCAGTATAAGCCCTTGGAGCCCGCTTGCTAACTGCTCTCTAGCCCATAGAGCTGTGGAGTCATACACTTTGCGTTCAATGCTTTTAACATCTTTAGCTGGGCATACATACAAGGAGATATCGTCCCATAAAGATTGCCATTGATTGCGCACACCTTTTAAGGTTTCGTATTTTTGTATATAGTCTACCGCTTTTTTTTCTGCCATGCGTTAATACCACTGTTTATGCGTATTGAAAATTATTCCCGCCTTTGTGATATAATTTACTAAGACCCTTTAACTTCTTTCTAAACATTGGGTGCATTAACAGCCTCGCGTTCAAACCCTCTTTGCCTTTGCCTGCGCTCATCATTCTTGGTAAACCTAGGATTAAATCTTTTAAGCTTGCACTACTCCTAGCTCCGCCTAAAGTTTTATTTAAATCGGGCAACTCTTTATATTCTGGCATAGTTTTTAATTTAAAATGCTCTAAGGCTTGCTTTAAGCCTCCTAAATTCTCTAAATTATTTTTATTAGCCAAGGAGGTTATTAAGCGCTGTTTCATTTTTTTATTGATAGTTGGAACGCTATCAAGAGATTCTGTTTCACTATCAGCAGTATCAATTCCACTCATATCGTCTTGATAGTTTGTTGCGGCATAATCTTTATACATACCGCCAGCAGTACCGGCTGCTAAAGCGCCAGCTGTTAAGGAGGTGCTAAGCCCCCCTGTTGCGAAAGCCGCGCCTATCGAAAGAGGGAGGGAGGCTAGCGCGATCATATTACCAACGGCATTTTGCCTATAAGCATAAGCTCTTGATGCTTCTTTAAGCTCGGGTACATGCCTTGAGTTTATTCGGTTTGCTAAATTTTTAATAGCTGATCGATATTCCTCTGCGGTTTCGCTAGCTTTTTTATAACCCTCTTCAACCGGAAAAAGTTGTTTTTTAAACCCCTCTCTTTCCTCTTTTTTTCTTTCAAAATCGGCACCTAACCCCTTTCGTTCCTCTTCAATGACTTTTTGTTTTTCTATAAACCTCTCAATGTCAGAAAGCAAGGGTTCTGATCTTTTTTGGTAACCGCCGGCTTTTTTTATATTTTTATTAGCTTTATTAGTTAACAAATCGAGGTTCTCTCTTTTCTGCTTTGTTTCACTAAATAAAGTCTCTAAATTCGGGGCCAGGGCCTCTCTCTGCTCAGGTAAATCTTTTATTAATTCTTTGTATTTTTCCAATTCTTCTTGCAAGCCCTCGGCTTCTATGTCCCTCCCCTCAAGCTTTTGCTTCGCTTCCATAGCCTTACTAAAGTTGGCTTCAAAGTCTTTGGGCATTGCGTTAAGTCTTTCAAGTAGGTTCTCGTACGGTTCTTTTTCCTCAAAAGCGGTTCTTAGGGCATCATCAGCCTTATTTAACTTCGTCTTACCTTTCTTTTGTAAAAGTAAAGCTTCGCGGTCTTTTTCACTTAACTCATTGGCAACATTTTCATAATCCCGCCCCTTGCTTTCAATACTATTAAACAATTCTTTTAGACCTTTATCTCTTAAATTTAACTCCTTCCTTCCCTGTAATAACTTATTATAAAAAGAGGAGGCCTCTGTTTTTTGTGCATTATAGTGATTCCGAAACACTCCCAAAGTGTTTAAGGCGCCTCTATATACAGCCTCAGCTTGATGTTGTCTTCTTCTTGCGTTTATGCTAGTCATATTAATAATCCCACGTATTATATTCTTTCACTACTTGCCCATAAGTCCTCATATCATCAAAAACTTCGTCCGAGGCCTTGCGAGCATCACCTTTAACCGCACTCAAAGCTGCGTAACAAAAAGCATCGGCAACATCATTTTCTTTCTTTGAGCCAGAATGGGCGCTCTTTTTAGCTGTATAGTCTCTTAAACACTCTAAACCAACAGCGCATCTCATTCTATCAAAACAACAATCCCTGAGCAATTCTTTTGCTGCCGTATATTGCCTTTCCTTTTTTACATAGCTTCCACATTCAAATAAGGGAAAATTATATTTCTGAGCCTCTTCGTTTATCATTATAAGCTTATCTTTACTTAAAATAGTTCTATAACCAGACTCAAAGGGGATTATATTCTTCCCATACTTATACGGCATTGTTTTTAAGTGCTTTATATAATAATCTATTGTTTGATTCTTATCAAGAAAAAAATCAATAAACACAATTTTATCTGGTAATTCTTGTACAAACCATATTACAGTATAATCTACGACTCCAATATCCCAATATAAATCCACCTTATGCTCTTTGATATAAGGATAGGCTCCTATTCTACCTTGAGCTTCTGCTAGATCTAAACTGCTTCCAAATACGGAATCTTCTTTAATAATATATCTCTCTGCCATAAAGTCGCAAAAGAACTCTCTTTGGATCTGGGCTTCTGTCATTCCTGTACGTCTTAAATCATGTAGTTGAGGGCTGGTTATAAGAGGGTTTCCATCGTGATCCGTTGTATCTTCTATAGTCTTTCTTTCAACAAACCAGCCATCTCTTCCTTGTGCTCCAAAAAATAAATCTTCCCCATGCTTCATTTTCTTTTTATCACAAGGGGTATATAAGTATAATAACCAGCCATCACTACGCTTTATCATTGGTTGAATAACGCTAAAGTGGGTTTTGGGGTTTTGGAATGAATATTCACTTAATACCGCCCCTCTAATACCTGCTCCACGTAAGGAGGAATCTCTATCCGCTCCTAAAAACCTAATAACTGAATCGTTATGTAAGACTAAAGTGTTTGTATGTTGTTGTTTTCTCTTAATAAATGAGCTTGGGATATAAGACAAATAAGGTTTTCCATCTAGAGTTATCCCATCCCAAATAACATGCTTAGCTTGCTCGTAGCTAGGAAATACATACCAGTACACCCCCACGCTCCTTAGGGCGGCGCTTATAATCCAATGTAACCCTAATAAATCCTTTCCTGCTCTACGATGCCATACAGCAACAGCAGTTTTTCCACCGCTTAACAAATAACGCCATAAAGGGATTTGAAAAGGGTAGGGTTTCCACTCTTTCGGAAATTTTATGGATGGCGCATTAGTTGGTTCGCTCACTTTGCTGTTTCTTCGCTAAAGGTGTTTATCTCTATATTAGGTATTGCCTCTGGAACAACTTTCTTAGCATACTTAAAAGTATTAGCTTCTAGAAACGTTTTTAAAGCTGATTCTGATCTCTTTCTAGAGCCGTCAGCAGCTAACACTCCTATCGTCCCACTTTCATATAAACATGACTCCGCAAGTTCTCTGGCATATGTATAGGCTTCGTTTATGAGATTTCTAAGTCCGAGTTCCTTTTTAACAAAGCGGGTGTATTCAAACATGTCATATCCTAAAGCGTGGGCCGCAGAAGTATCATTTGCTTTGACAGCGACTAAAGCTAGGAATTCTTTTAATTTCTCTTCACTGCCAAAAAATTTAACAGCTCTCTTTGAAAGATTTTTGTAAGGGGGTGAGGCTTTCATGTTTATATACCTGTATTTAAGGTTAATATATCAATGTATCATATAATAAGGAATAATGATAGAAGAGGGGTGGAGCTGAGTGGTAGGTAGGGTGAGAATGATGGTATATTTTTTTATATATAAGGTGCGGGATCAATCTATATAAAAAAAATATATTTCATATCCCCTCTACCCCCTTAAAATATCAAAAACACCCCCCCCTGTGTGATTATTAATCAGTAAGTCTATTAATATATATGCAATAGAATCAACAACTTATATACTAGCTCGTATTTCTGAGCTACCTATGAGCTACCTGAGATAGAGTATTAGAATACTTCTATTGTCTACTATTATTGGCTAAAGAAGTTGACAATTAGAATTAGTAAATTAAGCCACAACTTATCCACAACTTATCCACAACTTATCCACA